CTTATTGTTAATGCCTTTTAGGGAGATGATACATAAGTATCATTTTATTATTTTATATTATTTTATAAGGAGAATTATTCTATGGTAAAGAATGGACAACCAAAAATCGGTGCTAAAAATGCTCGTAATGTAACTCGCGTAGAGAGTGAAATTACTGGTATTCCACGTTCTGTAACTATGTTTACGGAGCGTAAGACTGGTGACTTGAAGTTTGTAAATTCTAAAGGTAAGACTTATTGGTTTGATACTATGGCTGATAAGGAAGATGCTATTGATACGCTTTATGATTTTTGGGCGAATTAATAGTTAAATTCTAACCATTAATGGGTGTCGTTATATGAAACAGAAATTTATTCTTGCTCACATGGAAGTAGCGAAAACTTATAGTATGTTATCTTCTGCTGAAAATGCAAAAGTGGGCTGTATTATTGTAAAAGGTGATAGAATAATTTCTATAGGATATAACGGCACCCCATCTGGTTGGGAAAATGTATGTGAAGAAAATAGTAAAACAAAACCTGAAGTTTTACATGCTGAAGCAAATGCTATTACTAAATTAGCAAAATCACATGAATCTGGCAATAATGCTTATTTATTTACTACCCATGCACCATGTTTAGATTGTGCGAAGTTAATATATCAATCTGGTATTCAAATGGTTTATTATTTACATGAATATAAATATACATCGGGGTGTCATTTCTTAAGAAAGTGTGGTATAGAAGTAACACCAATTCATGTAAATGCTTGGGAGGAATCTAAATGGAGTATAGCAGGGAAACGATATTATCAACATTACGAATCTACGCGACAAAAATAAAATATGAAAAATTAAATGGTGATCAAAAATTATATTTAGCAAAATCACATCCATTAAGTGATACATTAAAACATTTAAATGATTTAACAAAACCTAACTGTGATGATGATAGAATTCCAATTTGGGATGTAAAAGCAAATAAGTGGCGACATATTAGACCTGAGGGTGTAAAAGATATTGATACAAATATGTAATTTATAGAGGAACATATAATGATTTTATTAGATTGGTCGAATGTAATAATTGGGAATATAATGATTTCTCAAAGATTTGATAAGAGTTTAGATGAAGGATTGATTAGACATTTAGTACTTAATAATATTAGGTCTTATAGAAAAAGATTTAAGAAAAAGTATGGTGAGTTAGTTATATGCACAGATTTTCATTCTTCATGGAGAAAAGAAATATTTCCATTTTATAAAGCTAGTCGAAAAAAAGCTAGAGAAAAATCTACTACTGATTGGAGTAATTTATTTGAAATTGTGAATAAAATTACTGATGAATTAGCAGAGATTTTTCCGTATAAAATTATAAGAGTTTCTCATGCTGAAGCAGATGATGTTATTGCTACATTAACATATAACAAATATGCTAATGATAAAGTTTTAATTATTTCATCCGATAAAGATTTTGTTCAACTACATCAAAAGAATGTAGATCAATTTAGTCCAAGACTAAATAAAATGTTAGTTGAAAAGAATCCAAATGCATATATAAAAGAACATATTATTAAAGGTGATGTTGGAGATGGAATTCCCAATATATTATCTGATGATGATTGTTTTGTAGATGAAGAAAAGAGACAAAAACCTTTATCCAAGAAAAAGATAGCAGATTGGATAAATAAATCAATAAATGATTGTAATGTATCAGAAACTATTATAAATAACTATGAGAGAAACAAAAAACTGATAGATTTAAGTTATACACCAGATGATTTGAAAAAGAAAATTCTATCATCATATAATGAACAAGAAACAGCATCTGGTAGAGGTATTTTAAATTATTTTATGAAAAATGATTTGAAAAATTTAATGGATGTACTTAATGATTTTGTGTAAGGAGATGAAATGACAAAATTGATACCAGAGATTTTAGATGAATTTAGTAAATGTAAAAAGAAGCAAGAGCGTGTTGATATATTAAATAAGTATTCTACTCATGCTCATTTTCCGTGGGTAATAGATTTTATTTTTAATGATAGATATGAATTTTTACTTCCACAAGAAGGTGATTTTCCAGAATATAAAGAAGATGATTCACCTATGGGAATGTCACCACAAAATCTTGGTGATTGTTTAAAACGAATTTATTTATTTTTGAAAGGGCATCCTGGTGCTCAAAATGTTAATCAGCTTAAAAGAGAATCTATTTTCTTAGATATGTTAGAAACAATTCATCCAAGAGAAGCTGAAGTTTTAAAATGTATGGTTAGAAAGAAATCACCAACTAAATTTTTAACTAAAGCATTAGTTGAGGAAGTTTATCCAAAAATGTTTAATAAATAGAGTAAAAAAAATGTATAGAGATAATGTAATATTGCATAAAAATAGTACCAAAGATAGTGTTACTGCTAGAATCGTTGGTGCAGTGAAAGAGCAATATATAAAAGTTCTTTATGATAATCAAATTTTGTATTTAGTATGGGATGCTACTAAAGAGCATTATGGTAGGTCATTTTATAAAGAATATTATTATGCAGATTATAATGTTGTAAGAAATATGCTTGATAATGTAACATTGAATGATTATGGTTTAACTGAAATTGAAATTGATATAGAAGAAACAACTAGAAGAAAGAAATCAGGTAGACCTTCAGGAGCAAATTTTATTCAGAAAAAATAAAGAGGTTTTTCATGTATTCAAAAAAACAATATTTTTTGAAAAAACTTGAAAAGGTTCAATTGAATAAAGATTGTTATAGACCAACTAAACATTCTATTACAAGATGGTTTAATATTTTAAATGATGTTGTATTTTCAAATTCATTAGATAAATTTAAAACAGTAACTATTAAACAAATGAAAAAAGCTTGGGGTGAATGTCATGGTAATGAGGATGAAACTTGTGATTTAATTATTCATAATAGATTTAATAGTAAACAACAGTTTATAGAAGTATTAGGACATGAAATGATTCATCAATATCAATGGTTATATGAGAATGATATGGATCATGGTGACAGTTTTTTTGCTTGGAAAAAAATATTTAATAATTGTAATTTGGAGTTAAGTAAATAATGCCAATTTATGAATATGTTTGTAATGATTGTAATGAAGTTTTTGAATCATTACAAACTATGGAAATGAGAAATGCACCAGTATATGAACCATGTCCTAAATGTAAGAAAGAAGGATTTATTGAGAAATATGTTGGTCAACCTTTAGTTGCAGAAAGAAATAGATTAATGGGGACAGGTAGTAAGATGCCATCCAATTTTCGTAGCAGGATGAAAGAGATAGCAAAGCATCATCCTGGAAATACTTTAAGAGTGAGGTGAATATGCCAACAGGAAATGGTAGTGAAAAATTAAGTAAAAATTTTTCATTGCGTGAAATGACAAAGAGTAGATTAGCAATTAGAAATAAAATTAATAATGAACCTAATCCAGAAGAAAAGGAATGTTTAATACAATTAGTAACTAATGTATTACAACCTTTAAGAGATGCTTGGGGTGGTCCAGTAAGTGTTAATTCTGGATTTAGATGTTTAACATTAAATAGAATGTTAGGGTCAAGTGACCGTAGTCAGCACACAAAAGGTCAAGCAGCAGATATTGAAGTTCCAGGAAGAGATAATATGGATACTGCATTATGGATTAAAGATAATTTACCTTTTGATAAATTAATTTTAGAGTATTACCATGAGGCATCTCCAAGAAGTGGATGGATTCATGTATCGTATAAGAATAAAAAAGAAAATAGAAAAGAAGTATTAACTATAAATGATCGTGGTGTTTTTTCAGATTTGAGGCCATATTAATGGATACGAAATGTATTATAGTTTTTATTTTATCCTTCACACTAGCATTTTTTTGTTTTGTTGGAGGACTTAATTTGGAGTAAAGAAAAAAATGAATATACTTTATCCTCTCGCTAAAAGATTTATAGCAGGAGAAAATGTAGATAGTTTATTAAAGACAATGAAACATATGGTTGAAAAAGTAACAATAAACTATGTTGGTGAATCATGTTCTAATAAAAGAATAATAGAAAAAAATTTAAATGAGTATGAATATTTAATATACCATTTAAAAAATCTAAATGATGGTATTCATTATGAATTATCACCCAAAT